TTCTGCCACTCGGCAGGATCATCAAAATAGCGTTCTTGATTGAACCAGGTTGCGGGATGAGGGCGGAAGTCTTCGGGTCCTGGCGGCTTTTGTCCTGCTGGCGACCGCGCGTACTCGGTTGCTTTCTTCCATAGGAACCGCCTGGCCGTCTCGGAGTCCATGGCGACAAATTCATCGCATCCCCTGCGGAGCCGGTCAACTGCCTTATGAATGGCTTTGATTGCGGCGGCCGGGGCGACATGGCGAGGGTAAGCGAGGTAGATGGCTCTCTCTTGCTCGGAATCTGTCACTATCCCCTCCTGAATTCTTCGGAGTCTGGGCACGTGACGAAGTGAGCAACGGCAGGACTCGAACCCTTTTCCATGAGGTTGAAAGGCATCTTCTTCCCCTTTGGGCTGGTGTACCACTCAATCTCATCGTGGCAACCTCGGCATACGCCGTGATCTTCAAAGCGGTATCCGGCTGCAATAAGGACGTCTCTGTCTTGCGGAAATGGCATCCTGTTCCCTCCTTCAAGGGGTCGGGGGCGGCAGTGAAGGACTACCGCCCCCTGACTCTGGGAGCTACCCAGAGGTTGCGTCCGTTGCTGGCGCTCGGGACTTATTAAAGGTAATTTGCGCCAGTTCGGGAGTCAAGAAAAATCAGATTGAAGTCTGTCAAGGTGACTGTCTTGGTTCGTTTTAGTCCTTAACCAAGATAGCCGTTGAGTAGTCCACTTTCCACATCTGGACTGATTCGTTGGCTTCATTGAAGGCTTTCAGCGCTGCTTCGAGTTCTTCTATGCCGTTCAGGTCCGAAGTGTCGGCATCGTCCCACATGTTGTCCAAAAGGTTGCATGTCACATCCGCAAGGTCAACTTTGGGTAGGTGCGAATCCTGACACGCCCACACGTACTCCGGTTCCTGGCCTTCAAGAAACTGGTCAACAGCATCCTCTACGGAATCGTAATACTGATCGCCGCAGAAGACATGTTCACCAGCATAATCGGAAGCCTTGATCTTAGTTGCTTTCTCGAAGCGTTCGGCCTCCTTAACCGCTTCTTTTTCGCGCCATTCCTTCTCGTGGCACTCATCGCACTTGCTCTGGAAATACCCCTGCTGAATCTTCTTCCCGCAAGCGCATAGACGCTCACCGTGGCACCAGTTGGCCTGATCCTTGGTGGCGTAAATCACGCGGCACACCGAACAGAAAAATGCTCCCGAAGATGTGCCGTCCGCTTTGAAAAGCTCTACTACTTCAGACATTTCGTTACCCTTCAATCTGTGTTGTGATTCAGGCGGTAAGCTTTCAGTTCTCGGGGTCCTGATTTACCCGCGACCGGCTCCGTCTCGAATGGAATGTCCTGCTCGGCGTCCGGGTCAAGCTCCGGCTCATCCTCGCCCTCATCAGGACCCTCGTCCTCTTCCGTATCGTCGTCCACCAGTTCCGTCTCATCGGCGGTTGCAAAGGCCAGCTTCGATTCCGAGTTGGAGTACACCGTCTCGATGTAGAAGTCCTTGTGCAAGTGGATTGCTGCCCATTCCATCATCTCTTTGGTGAACGGAACATAGATTGCCAGATGAAGGTTGACTTCCTTCTTCTCACCCTCGCCCACTGTGGCCAGATACAGCTTCATGAGCTTGGCGCCGGTTGTCGATACCCAGTGGTCTTTGCTGGTGTCGGTTGAGAAAATGTCCAGGGTCATGCCTTCAATCTCGACATTGATCGCCGAACGCTCCGTCTTGCTGTCCGCCTTCGCCATCAGGGAGAACGGTTCGCCGATCTCCTGATTCATTCCGATCAACGTAGGACCGAGCAACGGGAGCCGCATGTCGAGCTTGATCGTTGATACGCCGGCCCGGTTGCAGTGCTGAATCCACTGGACGAGGAAGCATTTGCGACGGTGACCCTCAAAGAACGTCGTCAGTTTCGTCGGTTGCACTTTTGCTGCCATGAATCACCTCTCCTTGGTTAAAATTCTGGAAGTTCGGCGAAGTAGATAGCCTCTTGCTTCGCAGGTTTCTTGACGCCCTTCGCATCCTTGCGCGGGAAGTTTCTCATCATATTCCCGATGCCGCCGTTCCTCATCACGCCTTCCAATCGCTGCCGGAACGGCGCACCAGGGCCTTGCATGAACTTGACGATCTCCACATACTCCTCGTGCGTGAAGTCGCCTTTGCTACCGTTGCACTTGCGGCAGATAACCTGCTTGTTACTGAGTTCAGGACCACCATGCCGCCGTTTTGGTGTCTTGTGGTCTAACTCCATACTCATAATGTCAATCGGTGCGCCACAGTAGGGGCAAAGGATCACCCCAAGTTGAATCTGTGTCCAGAGCCACTTCCCGAATTGTGCTTGCGTGTAGGGAAGGATTTCGTCCAGGGCAACATCGAGAACGAATCCCGCCTTGGTGGCTTGCTTTTCGAGTTCCTTGCGCCACCATTTACGCTCGTCGTTGTAGATCTGGGCGACACGCTTCTGATACATCTTCAGGTCGATCATAGGGTCCTGATGTCCACCGGATCGGTAGTGAGGTCATACTCTCTCAAGTCAGCCCGCGTGTAGCGCATCGACATCACCAGGGCGACTATGCCGGTCCCATGGAAGATTGCCAGTGGTTCAATCTCGTACTTTGGTCCTGCGCTCACATGGATCTCATCGGCATGAACGGCGGACAATGCGAACTTCAAGATGTAAGGATCGACGATCAGGACTCGACCATTGCCGTCGCGGATCACGGTAACGATGCTCTCCATGCCTTTCGGATGTCCGCAGCCGATGAAATACGCCGGAACGGTTGGCCTGTTATTCGCAGCGTCCCACAAACTCTGCATAGACTTCAACGTTGGAGATGAAGATCCGTTCTCGCACTCCCGAGGCTTGAATCCCGAAACAACCGCAGATCCAAGAATCATCGAATGGCCGTCAGTGATGAACTTCTTGGACGGGCTGACATTCCCGCTCCAACCGTTCAGATCAATCTCTTTCGCGTCCTTCGGCAGAACTGGTTTCAGTGTCTTCATGACAGTCTCTCAACCTTTCCTTTCTCCACCAAGTAGAACCCGACTCCCTCTTGCTTAGGAGCCTCACGCCGCTTGTCAGCGACAAAGATGAATGCCTTCTCCAACAGCCCGGTATCAAGCAGATGCTTGACCCCGGCAAAGAGCTTTCCGCGGTGCGCGTCGATCAGGATGTCTGCCTTGTCAATCAGGACCATCTTGATTTTGGAGTAAACCGCGATGGCGCACTGGAGAGCTACCAGGAACCGGAACAACTCGGAACCGCTCAGTTCCTTGACCGGCAGCGTCTTCGGTGTAGTCTCTGGAGTCACCACGTCGAAGCTGTAGGGCTCAAAGGAGAGCGTTGCCGAGTATCCCCACCAGTTCAGGACCCGATTCACCGACTCATTGAATCCGCCGATGTGCTTCTGCAAAAGAGTGGCCTTGATGCCTTTGGGGCCGAAGTGTTCGCAGAGCGTTTCCAGTTCATCGACATCGTTCTTTTGGTCCTGCCAACGCTTTGTAGCCGTCTCGATCTGCGTCACGGTTGACTCGTACTGGACTGCCGGCGCGAGTCTTGCTTCCCACTCGCTGATTTCAGTGTTCACTGCATCGATCGCAGTCGTATCGACCGGCTCAGACTCAGCAGCCTTGGCAGTATCCAAAGCAGCCTTGGCGTCCCCACTTTGCTTTTCTAGTGTGGCGATGCGCTCGGTGGTTTCAGTGACCTTCTTGACCTGCTCCAGCTTCGCCGCTACAGCCTTCTCCTGCTTCTGGATGGATTCCTCGGCCGCCTTGATGTCGCCAAGCGACTTCTGCTGCTGGATGAGATGCGCACGGCTCTCTGTCAGTTCCAGTTCATGCCCTTTGTGCTCGGCAATCTTGGCGGCGATGAACTCTGGCTTGATGACTTGCTTGCATGTTGGGCAGAGGCAATCGTCCCGAAGACCTTCGTAAATCTCCTGGGCATCCTTCATGTCCTGAATATCGCCGGCAAATGCATCGATGGCTGTCTGGAGCGTGGCAAAGGCTGAGCGCTGGCCTGCAATCTGCTTGAGACTGGCAAGCGTCGCGCCGTCCACCATCTCAGCCTCAATCTCGCCGCGCTTGGCAATGGCCGCCGTGCGCTCGGAGAAGGCCGCAGCGAGCTTTTCCGCTACCTGCTCAAGTTCCCGTTCGAGTCGGCCGGTCTGCGCCGTGCCAGAGCGCTTGACCTTCTTCGATTCCTGCGATGCTTTCTCGCGCAAGGCCAGTAGCTTCTGCTGGACCAACTCGGCAGGATACTGAGGCTGCACTGGCTTCTGTGGGATGTAGATGGCGCCGAGGGCCGCTTTGGCTTGCGTCCTGGCGTTGTAGACGCCGCTGCTCTTGTCGCCAAACACCTTGTCAATGACGGCAACAGGACTCGCATTCCAGTCGATGATCTTGCCGAGATGCTTCTCGACCAATGCAACCATCTTTGCGTCAAAGTCGTGATGCGTCGGCAACACCAGCGATGCGAGAATGGCGCGCTGATCGGTACCAGGACGTGTGAAGTATTCCGAGTCCAGGACACAAGAGAACCGCTCTTCACTGCGCTGAAGGTACTTCTCGAATCCGGATGCGATGTTTTGACCGTCGCCACCCTCTCCAGCAATCACAACAGAGTCGCGTCCCTTCTTGCCGGGTCCGTAGGTGGTCCTGATTTGAATGGCGCCCTGTGCCGTTTCCAGACCAGCGGTGATGATGGCCTTGTCTTCCCCGAGTCGGATCTTGTCGCGGAAGCCGGAGCCTTTGCCGTCGATGCCGTCGCATATCTTGGCAAAGCTGAGCTGGATAGCCTGCGAGAGCTTCGTCTTGCCCTGTGCAAGATCGCCGCGGATGACGTTGAGAGGCTGGTCGAAGTTGATGCTTTGGTCCACATACGGGCCGAAGTCTTCAAGATGGATGGTGCTGAGTTTCATGGCTTACTCACTTTCTGAAAGGTTGAATCGCGCGGGCCGGGCTTGATTCCGGCTCTCTGAAGGCACTTCCCCGTAGTTCCTCGTATACTGCGGGCGCTCTCCCTCTAACCCGAGGCTGGCCAGTCTTGTCCATCCAAGATGACGCGCGAACTGTTAGAACTCTATTTCATCAGGACCCGAAGCGTCCCATGGTTTCTTCTCTTCCACTCCGTCATCGACTTCTGGCTCTTTGGTGATCCCGTACTCTACGGTTGTCTTGACGGTTACGAGGTCTTTGATCCTGTTGTGGATGATCTCGCGCTTGTTGGCTTTGAGGTAGCTCTTGAGTTGCGACCATCCGATGCGGAGATTGCAGAACCATGGCTGGCTGCCCTTGCGCGGGATGAGGTCTTTCGGATTCGCGTTGGCCCAGTCCATCAGTGCGTCAAGGATGGGCATTGCGAATCCACCTTTGCCATCCTGAACGAACAGCGGCGCCGTCGTCTCAGTGGATTCCTTCGGCCCGTACTTGTAAACCTTGCCGTTGGCATCCTGTGAGTAGATTTCGAGTCCTGATCCGTCCACCAACTGATGCAGAACTTTGTCGTTCACCGCCGCCATTGCGCCGTAAACCAGTTTCCAATTCAGCCGCTCTTCCGGCCTCATGTTGAGATTCGGATTCAGTTTCATGATGGGGCACGGATAGGCTACCGGGTTCAAGGTGCAAGGACAGTAGGTACAGTGAGCTCCACCGTGCGCCCGTAGCGGCTCTTGATTGGCCACTTTCTCATGGATGGCAACCTGGCGCGCCCGCGCTCGGCGCATGTTGTCCATGAGATCGGGAACGTCAGAGCGAAAATACTTCTTCGTGGTCACCGCATTTGCGTAACGAACGAAGCGGAGAGAGAACTCGCTCTCTGTGAGTTCGGGCAAGTGCATCATCACAGCAAGGTCGTAACGCTTGCCTTGTACGGTATCGGCAGGGAATGGACGGGGATGTGTTTTCCAGTCAGGAACGAGTGCCAACCGTCCGCCGGGCATCACATACAGTTGGTCGATGATGCCGCAGTAGATAGGCTCTTTTCCAGAGTCCTGAATTCCCCATCCTGGCCAGATCGGGACTCGCTTTCCATCGTGGTCATAACTCCATGTCGGTCGAAAGTCTTCGTCAAGTCCGAAGGAGATTTCGGCTCCCATGAAGTTCTGCCAGTCGATGGTTAGATTGTCTCGGCAGGACTCAAGAATGCTCCATGCTTCATCGCCGATAGCTTTGCAGAGTGATTCGAGATAAGCGAAGTCTGCCGGAACCTTCTTGCGTGTGCAATGCTCGGCATAAGGCGCCAGCACCGCATGAACGTCCTGGCCGCGCTCTCCTGGCTCAGTGGAGGGGAACTTAACTCCTCCAATCTGAACCAGGTCTGTGTGAGCAAGCGCATAGCCGTACTCGCAAGCCATCTTGTCTTCTACTGACTGACGCAGGGCAGGGACGTTCATCGCTATCCCTCCGCTGTGACG